GGATGTTCCCAGTAATGGGTGCAAAATCAGCATCCGTTAATTCAGGGTATATTGTTTTTATTTTTTCTGGAAGTGTCATCATGCGCTCCTTGCTAAATAACCAGACATGTAGGTGGAAATTGAAGTAGCACCACCATTAATACCTAATGTTCCTGTTCCACTTAAATTAGCATACAACTCAATGTAATCAGTAGACCCATTTAAATAAATTAATGTTGCAAGACTTCCAATGTTACTTGTCCCAGAATATGGGCCGTAAATGGCTATTGAATCAGCGGCTCCGTTTTTATATACTAATATCCAATTATACGTAAGAGAACCACTAGCTGTGCCAGTAAGAATTACGTTAAATTGATAATACCCAGCCACTTGCGGATTAAAGGAATAGGCAGGGGCAGTTCCTACTGTTGATGCAGTGCTGTTAAAAGCACTAGCAGTGTCAAATATCTCAGTATTTAATGCAATTTTGTTGGCTACACCGCTTGCTACTGTTTGGGTAGAACCTGCATACACCCTAAACGCAGGGCCAGTACCAGCCACACCAGTAGCTAGTTCAGGCTGTGTAATGATGGCATCAGGAAGCCCACCAGCAATAATGCCTGTAACCGTACCGCTTCCGTTAATTGTGATTGTCATGTTTGTTCCTTACAAAATTGTCCAGACCGAGCCAGACGGTACGGTTACTGTGATGCCGTCATTTATCGTCAGGGGTCCGGCGCTCATGGCGTTTCTGCTGGTGGTGATGGTGTAGTTCGCCGTTACGGTGATGTCGTTCTCGTACAGAATACCATTCCCAGTGCCGCCTGATGCGCCGCCAAGACCAACCCAAGCTGATCCGTTGTAAAACTCCATTGAGCTTGTTGAGGTGTTTGCCCTTTGTAAGCCAAAGACCGGGGCTGCGTCCCGCTGTGCAGTCGTCCCAGAAGCAATGACGTTGGAGCCTGTGGTAGCTGTGTTTACGCCTAAAGACGTTAGAGCCGCCGCTGCAGTAGATGCGTTTGTACCGCCGTTGGCAATTGGAAGAACACCTGTTATGTTCGACGCTGCTGAGGATGCAACCTTAACGAAGTCAACCCCGTTCCAAGCTGCTACGCACTTCTCGCCAGCAACCAAGGTAATCCCAGTGGTGGGGCCAACGCCTATGAGTTTGATGCTCTGTGTGCTGGAAGTCTTGTTGATTACGATGTAAGGCTTTGACTGCGCTGGGGCTGTGATTGTCCGAGTGGCTGTACCGCCTGCAGTCCACAGAATGATTGCCTGACGCGCTTGGTTTGACGCTAGGGTCGTGGTGCTTAAAGTTACGTCGGAGTCTGCGCTGAGTGTAGTCGTGCCTGCTACAGCCGTGTCTAGTAGCGAGGTAATAGAGTCGTTGACTGTATCGCCCCAAGTGCCGTATAGCTCCCCATCGACCGGGAGGGCCAATCCTAAGAGCGTGGTTGCTGATGTGGTCATCTCAAATCCTTACGGGTATGTAGCTATTGTATTAAAAAATAATGGTTTTGGGTAGGTCATACGACTGTCCAAACCGAACCAGTAGCAATTGTTACCGTTATTCCGTTAGCCACCGTTACGGGGCCAGCACTCATGCCGTTGTAGTTTGCGGGTACGGCGGTGTCTTTGGTGATTGTGATTGCGTTCAGGTAGATGGAGCCGTCTGCTCCGGCGTATATCTCTTGGCCTGCTGTCTCGTAAGTGGATTTGCTTGCTGGGTACGTTACAAAAACATCTTTAGTGCCTGCGGACAGGTTAACCAAGCTACCAGAATTGCTGGAAGTCAGCACCGTGGTACGAGAAAGCGTTGTTCCAGAGGATGTGTACGTACCAATACCCACTTCAAACTCAGCCCCGCCGTTGGATGAAATAGTGTAATAGGTAGTGTTCCCATTACCGACGGCTGCAAAGGACTGGAACCCAATGGATGCACCTAGCAATGTAAGCGTACCTGTGCCCGTGGTTGTGGTCGTTTCTTTAACGCGGTCGGCGAGTACGAGGGCCATTTTTATCCTTGCGTGTTAATGACTACCCAATTGGTAGTCTGCGCGTCGTTAATCACACCCCATCCGGGGGTCTGTGCGCTACCTATATTTTGCCAGCTTACGGTCTGGCTGTCATTGATAACTTCCCATAGTAACCGCACTGAGAACGAATCTGAGCCAGCAGCCGCCTCTTGGAGCGCGGCAATGAACACCGCTGTGGCTACAAAAACATCCGACCCAGTTAGGCTTTCGGTTATTGCTGTCTCAAATATAGCCAAAGAACTTGTCGTATCTGTGACTGCCCCGGTCTCACTTATAAACGCTACCGCACCTAGCTGCCCAAAACTTGCATCCGTACCGGTCGCAGAATCTTCCGAAGTACCAAAGAACACGAACGATGTAGCCAACTCATCCAGCCCCGAAGCAGACTCGGTTATTGAGGTAAAGAACGCCTGCCATGCTGCATCTGCGTCAGTCACTGTCCCGATCTCTGTAACGGCTGTCTCAAATGTCTGCGCTGCGGAGTCTGTCTGTGTTCCCGCAGCCGCCTCTACTACGGCGGTAATAAACGTCTGTATTGCTGAAGCCGCGTCTGTAATCGTGCCTGTTTCCGTCAAATCCGACACATATACCTGCACTGCCGAATTACTGTCTGTTACGGTCGCAGACTCTTCCAAACTAGGTGTAAACGTGCTTCCGGCTACTAAATCAACATCGGTTACGGTTCCTATCTCTGATATTCCGGTAACAAATGTCTGCGTTGAACTTACTGTCTCTGAGCCTGTACCTGCTTCCGTAACCGCTGTCTCGAACGTCTGCGCTGAACTTATTGCATCTGTACCGGTTGCCGTCTCTGCCAGAAAAGATACAAAAAGTTGTATAGCCGCTGCTACATCCGTCCCCGTGGCTGTCTCTTCAATGCTAGACGCATAGGTAGTTGGGACTTGCCCAAGTGCGGCAAAGGGAGCCTGAGCAAAGGTGGCGTAGCCAAACATGCGTCAAACCCCGAAGGGCTACACTGCTTCTAGCTGTGCTTCATCAAACCAGCGTTGTTGTGGCTCGTCATCAACAGTCCAGCCAATTAGGTACTGCACGTTGCCATCGTCATCCATACGCATAGCCATGACAGGGCCTTGAGGAACCACTGCCTTTAATTGGACGGTATCGCCTTTTTTAAACTGTGCCATGTTAAATCCTTAACCAGCCAAGCTGAATGTGTATGTGACGTTGAGGGTATCGCCAGAAGCCACCGAACGGTCTCCGGGGGCTGTGAAGTCAGAGGCAGAGAACAGAATACCTGTAGTGCCAGACTTAGTGCTGTTGCTAATCAAGAACGCACCGCCCACAGTTGCTGTGGCGTTAATGGTGAACGATGCTGGAGAAGCAGAGTTGGTTTGTACTGATGGGTTGGCTGTAGTCGCTGTTCCAAAAGTAGCCGCAGGGCGGGTAGCATTGCTGTAAGGAACAATCTCAGTCCAACCAGCGTGTGAAGCGGCTGTGTCTCCAGCAGCAGGGTTGTTAGAAGCTGCAGCACCGTACAGTCCAATATACCAAGCAGCGGTGTACGCAGAGCCTTTGAAGTACTGAGCGTTCATATCTTGCAGGCCGACGTTTACCACTAGGTTAGGGCAACGTGCTTCCCACTTCAGATTACCGTCTGCGTCAAGACACTGCATGGTGTAAACACCTTTGGCAGTTGCTGAATCTCCGGTGCTGTTGGCTTGCGTCAGTGCGCTTGCTACTGCGTCTAGACCGTGTGCTTTTTCGTTGGACATATCAAACTCCTAGTTAGAACTGCGAATTAACGCTGAAGTAGCTGTGTTGGCGGGCATTGTGATGGTGAACGTAGTAGTAGATGTCTTATCTGCTCCAAAATCCAAAACCGCAATGGACTTATTACTCTTGCTGGCATTGTAAATCAAGGCACACCGCGCTGTCACTGTTGTTGACCAAGACGTATTGGCCCAGTTAACGTAAACCGTGTACCCAGAAGTATTAAGTGCTACCCCGGTCATAACCTCGCCACCCGCTGTATAGCCTGACGCTACAACTTCACTAAGAGTGGTATATACCGTGGTAGTCTCATCAAGGTTAGCGTTTGACGTGTAAAGGGCAATCTTGATTGTGTCCGTTAACAGATTGTGTACCGCTTGGTACACCTCTGCTTTAAACGAAGTTGTCTGGGTTTGGACGATCATGTGACTGCCTGACGATATTGACCGCTACGGTACGCATCCTGACGCTCAAGGCCATCGCCAAGTCGTTTAGCCAGCATTAACGCTTCCTTGTACTTGCCATCGTAAAGAGCAACCATGTCGGCTTCACCCTTCATGTAGGTGATTGCTTCCACCAACGACCCATAGAGCAACACGGAATCAAAATTATCACCTAGCCAAGTGGTTGTTGCAGTGGTGATGGACTCAGGATAGTAATAGTAGTGAAGTTCTGCGTAGTACTGTGCATCTGGCGTTGGGCCAAGAATAAACGACAACTCATTGGTCGGTACAGGTGGGTTACCCGCAGTTGTAGTAGGCCCGAACAAAGCGTAGTACTTAGGCAGGGCTGTATCCGCAGGGGTTGGGTACGCTTCACGAATGAAGTTGACATCCTTGTTTAGCAAGTAGTGGTACGTCTCCGCAGCAGTGCCGTAGCCCTCAATCACCGCTAACGAGTAAGGCGAAAGGAAATCATTGGGGCAAGACAGGTACTTGTTGTTGGTCGTCAAAATACCCGTTACGTTCTTACGTATTGAAGGGAACTGAATGGTGTTGTAAATGCGCTGCTCTGCCTGCGTAATGAACGTATTCATATCCGCAGTTGGGAAAGTATTCTCCGTGTAATCGGAGATAGCAACCACTAGAGCAGCGTAGTTCATGCCATTGGGCCCCGAGCCATGACACCTTTAGTAGCCGCACCAGTTCCACGGATTTTGATACCGTCAGTCTTAGTCGGCTCATTACCAGCGGATTTGCTGATGCCGCCGATGCTTACATCGTAAGTGTCCAGCTTGCTACGGTTGGGTGTTTTTCCGGGATTTTCGGAAATTACAAAAGGTTTGCCCGCCATAGTGTGCGGTTGAGCATAGACGCTGGCATCGCCAATTTCTTTGCCCCTTACTTTTTTACTAAATGTTGCCATATTAGCCTCGCTTTTGGTTAGCTACTTTAGCAAGGCCACGGCCTAGCTTG